AGAATCTGTTATTGTGGAAAAAGGAGTTATGAAAGCAACTCATGCCCCTACGGGATGTATGCTTATTAAAAGACATGTTATTGAAAAGCTTATTAAAGCTCATCCAGAGTTAGAAATATTTCAACCGACATATATCAATGGAAAAGAGACTAGCAGAAAGAACTTTTATAACCTTTTTGATACATTACATGACGCTAAAACTAAGAAATACTTTGGCGAAGACTTTGGTTTCTGTCAAAGATGGACAGATTTAGGGGGAGAAGTTTATCTTTATATCATGGATTATATTACCCATGTTGGGGAATACCAATACTGTGGTAGATTTTGGGATGAGCTTTTACATGTAAAACGTATTGACGACCCATCAAAAATCAAATAAAGTACTATAATACAGGATATTCACACCTGCACTTCAACTTAAAATGTGACGAAATTATGGCTATAACAGATATTAATATTTCAGAAAAATTAGAAGCAGGGGCGCCTAGCATTAAATATACAGGCAACATGGATCCTAATATGGAACCTAATATGCAGGTAGCTTCCGACCCAAGTTGGGAAGCAGAATGGGAGGATGCTTACCAGAATTATAAAGCAAAACAAATTTCATTAAATCAAGAGTTTGTAGATAAAGAAACATTTATGGAGCAATATCAAAACAACATGGCTTCAGGAGGCAGAGCTCATTTCGGTCTTGGAAGTATCATTAAAAAAATTACAAAACCTATTAAGAAACTTGCTAAAAGCCCTATAGGTAAAGCTGGTATATTAGGTCTAGCAGGTTTTGGTTTAGGTGGTGGTTTTGGCCCAGGAGGATTTAGTTGGGGGAATCTGCCAGGAATGACAAGTGCACGGAATTTTTTTATGGGATCTCCTTTAGGTTATAAAACAGCCGGAGATGCAGTAGCTAGAAGCTCAGGTTTTTTAAGTAACATTATTCCCTCTTCAACAATGGGAAAAGTAGCTTTAGCTGGAGGTCTAGGTCTCACAGCAGCATCAGCATTTGAAGGAATGGAAGAAGATGATGTAAAAGCTTTGAGAAATAATCCAGAAGCTTTAAGAGCTCATCTAACACAATATTATAAAAACGTTAATCCCGATAAATCCGATGAAGAAGTTTCAACATGGGTTGAAACACAAATGTATTCAACTGGTGGAAGAGTTGGGTATGCTCATGGAACTAAAGATGAAAATAAATTAACTGAAAAACAATTAAAGGAACTCACAAAGAACTTTGAGAGAGACATGTATTATCAATATATGCCTGACAGCACAACTAGAAGATCAGGATTTCCTCCATGGACTAAGACGAAGTTTAAAGCTAAAGGTGGAAGAATTGGTTATGCAGAAGGTAATGATGATAAAGAGGGTATAATAGAAGTAGAAATGAGTATTGCCGACAGATGGGAAAAAATTAAAGAACTTATGAAAAAAATGGAAGAGATTAAATCAGGTAAAACAACAGCCCCTGATAAGAAAGCTCAAGGAGGTAGAATGGGTTTTGCTTATGGTCCAGACCAAACGGCTCAGGCAGCAGGGATCATGGAAGGACTTCCAACTAGAAACAATGCAGCAGGTGTCAAGGAACTGGATTTAAGAGATAGTGGTGGATTTATTCCTCCCGTAGGTATAAAAGAAAAAGCAGATGACATTCCAGCGATGTTATCTAATAACGAATTCGTATTCACAGCCGATGCAGTAAGAGCTGCCGGGGGTGGAAGCGTTGAAAAAGGCGCTCAAGTAATGTACGATACAATGAAAAATTTAGAAAATAAGGTAGGATAATGGCTGAACTACAACAAGTACAACAATTACCAGCTCCATTTATTGAAGCAGCAGGTAAAACATATTTAGACGATTTAACAAAAGCAATAGGTACAACTAAAGGTATTGATCCAACTACATTTATGGGTCAACCTTTTGTAGCTGGGCAAGACCCACTACAAACTCAAGCTTATGGTTTATCAGCTGGACTAGGAAGTTACGCTCCTTATTTACAGACAGCAGCTGGTGCTACAGGTCCATCAGCCTATCAAGCTTACATGTCGCCGTATCAGGCAGACGTTATTAAAACTACTTTAGATGAATTCGATGTTCAAGCAGCTAAAGGTATCCCTTCCTTGGCAGCATCAGCCTATAATGCTGACGCTTATGGTGGTGGTAGAGCAGGAGTACAAAGAGCTGCCTATCAAAGTCAAAGTGATATGAACAGAGCAGCTTTACAAGCTCAACTATTACAAGCTGGATATGGCGCAGCGCAAACAGCAGCACAACAAAATTTTAAAAATCAAATGACTCTTGGACAAGCCTCTCCAGCATTAGCAGGTCAACAAATTGCAGGTTTAACAACTTTAGGTGGAGCACAACAAGCTCAGACTCAAGCTCTTCTTGATGCACAAAAACAATTAGCGTATCAACAAGCGTATCAACCATTACAAACAGCTGAAAGATTTGGAACAGGAATTGCAAGTATGATTTCTGGATACCCAGGCAGAACTGAACAAACAGTTTCTCCTTCTCCAAGTCCAATTGGATCAGCGTTAGGAACGGGTGCAACTCTAGCCGGTATTTATAGATTAATTCAGGGAAATAACTAATGAGTAATACATTTAGAAGACCCATGTTTCGTAGAGGTGGGGAAGCCATGACCGGTATTATGCATAACGTTACTCCTAGAGGACACTTTGCAAACAGTAACTATAGTCAAATTTTTACAGACCAATTGAAAGAAGCAGCTGGAGATAATTATGGAGTTGATCCCTTAACTGCATGGTTACTTAGAGCTGGTCCAGCGATGATGAATGAACCTAAGAGAGGTGGAACTCTGGCTACTTTAGCTAGAGCAACTACTGGACCTACTGAACAAGCTTTGAGCGATCTATCGGCTCGAGCAAAAGCAGGGAGAGATATAAGATTAGCTGGAACTCAACTTGGAATACAGAAACAAATAGATGAAGACTTACAAAAAATAAAAGATGCAAATGCTTTAGAGAGAACTAAGATTGCTTATAGTGACAAGGATGAAGTAAGTCCTGTAGACGCTTTAATACTAGACACAGAAGACTCCTATATAAAGGCAGGAACATATACAAATAGATTTCATGCAAAAAATAGAGCAACCTATGATCATAAAATTCAACCTAATATGATAGAAAAATTTGGAGCAGAACAAGTTGTAGATGTAGAACTTGTTCCAGGTAAAGATGTTAAAGAGAAACAAAAACAAAAATTTTTTTCAAATAACATAGGAAAATACTTCTATGATATTACTGACAACACTATTAAAAAAATAATTAAAAACCCTGAAGATCCTACAGGCAATGCATTAGCATTAGAAACTTTTGATTCAGAAACTTTATCCCCTATAGATGATCCAAGTCCTGATATTGATAGTTCAGTAAAAGAAGAGATTAAAATAACTGACTCTTCTCTACAATTTAAATTAACAAATGAACAGGCTCAAAAAGAAGCAAAAGAAAGAGGTCTTTATTTATTAAACCCTGATGATCCTAATTTCGAATACAGAAAATTATATGAGCCTAACGCTGTGACTCAAGAAGAAATAGAACTAATTGTTCGAAAAGAAAAAGGTAAACGAAAAGAAAAAGATATAGTGCAGAAAACGAGGTAAGCTAAATGGCTATTGTTCCTCTTAATCCCACCGAAGAAAATAATGAAGTAAGCTGGTACAAAGCTGGTGCAGCTGGAGTTGCATCTGGAGTCCTTAAAGTACCTGAAGGAATCTTTTCCTTGGCAGCAGAACTAATTGATCTAGGAGCTGATACAGATACAGCTGCCGATGTTGAAAGATTTTTTGATAAACTTAATCCATTTGAAGAAGTAGCTGAAGAAAGAGCTATTGGTAAATTAACAGAAGCTTTAGTTCAAATTGGTATACCAGGCGCATATGGTTTTAAATTAGGACAAAGATTAGCCAGTGGCGCTATTAAAGCAAAGAAAGCTGGTAAGTATGCTAACGTCGGATCTAAAAATTCCGTTAGAGCACAAGTTAAAGCCGATAGATTAAATCAAAAAGCAGGAATGAAAAGATTTGCTGCCGGTGTAATGGGAGGAGCTGCAGGAGAAACTTTTGTAGCTGACATAGAAGACATAGGTTCTTTTGGAGATATCTTTGACACTGGTCCAACACAATTAGATAGAGAAGAATGGACTGAAGGAGGCAGAGAAGATGCAGCGAGAAAATTATTAAATAGACTTAAGTTTGGATCAGAATCAATTTTAATTACACCATTTGTATTTGGCGCAACGACTGCAGCCAAGGGACTAGCACGACAAGGAAAAGATTTAGCTTATTCGAATTCCAAATTTTTAAGATGGGTAGATAAATATATTGGAATGCCTTTTAGACCTAGATCAGGAATGACCGAAGAAGTAGCTGAGTCTACGTGGCTAAAAGAAAATTTAATAGCTAAAGATCAATTGAGAGCAAAACAAATTGTAACTAATTTAACTAGAGAAGTCAGTAAAATATTTCCCGACATGCAGATCACTATGGATAAATCTTTATCTGGGGAAAAGACTGCATTCTTAAAAGAAATGAATGAACTTTTATTTGAGGGAAATATAAGAGAAGGAACTCTAGACGGAAAAAAATTAACTAAACTTTTAGACGGTTTAAAAGGAAAGAAAATAAGTAAAGATTCTAGGAAAAATATATTCGAGGGGTTAGATGCAGCCAGAAATGAATTTGCAAGATTAATAGAATTATTGGAAAAGAATACTAAAGGAGTGGTACTTAAAGACGGTGTAAAATCTATTAAAGAAATTCTTAAAGATAGATTCAATAAGTACATTGGTAATACATATAAAATATTTGAAGACAAAGGGATATTAGGTTTTAAAAAATATGGTCCTTCGGATGAGGCTATGGCTAATGCTGTTAATTTGTTTAGAAGAATGATAGCCAAAGATAGTGGTACAACCCTTTCTGCCAATAAACCTAATCAATATTATCAAGAAGCTAAAGAAATAGTAGATGATCTAGTTAAACAAGTGGCAGCTTCAAGTAAAAAACCTGGTCCTCTACCTGATCTTGCATACAGTCTTAAAACAGCACAGGGTCAAACGTTAAAAGAATTTGAAAAATATTCTTTTAAAGCAGCTAAAGGAAAAGGAAGTAAAGTCTTAAGAGAATTATTTGGAGAGATCCAAGACCCAAGATATTCTATTTTTAATGCTACGACTACGCTGTCAGCTATGGGAAGAATGACAAATTATTTAGACAATCTTTATAATACTAATAAAATGATACAGGCTCCTGTAGCAGCAGGGGGAAAAGGAGAACGAGGAGCTTTCTGGAACTCAAGACAAGAAGCAATGAAAGGAACGAATAACGTTCTCGATCCAAAGGATATTGTTTCATTGGATCCTTTAATGGGCAGACTTACAAGCTTTAAAGATGAAGTAGGAGAGAAATTACTTAATCCTTTAAAAGGAATGTATACCACACGAGCCATTTATAATGCTTTAGCAAATGCAAATGGAATAACAGGTGGATTAGCAGGTGTTGTTAGAGGAAGAAAGGACGCAAGTTCTGCTGAACAAATGACTATGTGGTTATATAGAAACTTTTTATTGGTACCTAAAGCCACAGCCCAACTTGCTAAAACAGTTCTATCAGTTCCAACTCATATTAGAAACTTTTTAAGTGCCGGTGCATTTGCTGGAGCTAATGGAATTCTTTTTGAAGGAATTAAAAATCCTAGAATGATGAAGGATGCATTTAGTTATGCATTAAATACTTCAGGGGTAGCTGGTTTACGTGGAAGAAAAGAAGCGTTCGAAGAATTATACAGAGAAGGAATTGAATACGGAGTATTTAATACTCAAGTTCAAATGTCAGATTTAAAAAACTTAATGAGAGATGTTAAGTGGGGCGCAGACATAGGAAATACCGATGCAATTCTAAGACCTATGTTGGCTAGACTTAAAGGAATGGGAGCCTGGGCTCAAGGGAAATATGTAGCTGAAGATGATTTTTGGAAAGGAACTACATGGTTTGTTGAAAGACACAGATATAGAAAAGCTTATGACAAAGCATTTGCCGAAGGTAAAATTCCTAGAAGAGTAACTGACAATGAAATTAAAGCTATAACAGCGAAGTTGGTTAAAAATAATGTTCCCAACTATGCATACGTGGGAGACTTTGTAAAAAATTCTAGAGTATTACCTTTTGGTAATTTCATGTCTTTCCCATCTGAAATGATTAGAACTACTGGAAACATAGCTGAAACAGCTATGAAGGAAATGAAACATTCTAAAGCTGTTAGAGGAAGCGATGTTACCCCTGTTGTCTGGGAGGTAGGAAAAGGATGGGTTAAGAATGATAACCCTCTTTATGAAATTGGTGCCATGAGATTAGCTGGAATGGCTACAACATTAACTGTGGTACCAACAGCAGTCGTTGAAGGAGCTAAAGCTTTATATGATGTAAGTGAAGATGAAATAAATGCAATGCGAAGATTTGTTCCTGAGTGGTCTAAAAATTCTACCTTAGTTCCTATACGTGATGATGAAACGGGAGAGTTAAAGTATATGGATTTCAGTCATACAAATGCTTATGACATTATTGCGCGACCATTTAGAACCATGTTTAATAATGTTAATGCTGGAACCGAAAATGGAGATACCCTTCTTAAATCTTTTATAACTGGTCTCGATGATGCAAGTGCTGAATTAATGAGCCCATTCATAGCTGAATCTATTTGGACTCAAGCAATGGGAGACATTATAATGAGAGGTGGTCGAACTAAAGATGGGAGATTACTTTATACAGATCAAACTTCAGCTGGAGATAAAGCAAGAATTAGAATAGCTCACGCTTGGAAAGCTATTCAACCTGGAGGAATTGCTCAATATAAAAGATTAGGACAATCGTTGTTCGAACTTCCAACTAAAAGAGGAAAATTCCTAGAGGGTAAAACACTAGGAATGAATGATGAAGTATTAGGTTTAATGGGATTAAGACCAATATCTATTGATCCGATGGACGCAATGGGTTTTAAAATTTCAAATTTTCAAAGTGGAATTAGAAATGCGCGAAGAGAATTTACGGGAGGCTTCTTTGGATTATTAAGAGGAGGTTCTATTGATCCAAATGATATTATAACAAGATATATTGCTTCTAATAAAGCAAGATTTGCGACTCAAAAAGAAATGTATAAAGATTTAGAAGCAGCCGGTATTCTTGGAACTAGTCGCTTAAACTTACTTAAAGCATTTAGAGAAAGACAAATGAGTCCTACTACCTTTAATAATTTAATGAAAGGTAAGTTCATGCCTTACTTCCCTTCAAAGGATATCATTGGAAGATTTAGAGAGATTGCACAGAACATAGGAGAACCCAATGCATTCTTACAAGCGCGATCAGAATTAAAAAATCTAGAGCAGGACTATAAAAATAATTTTAATTTAGCTGAGGGTTTTGCTACCGGGGGAGCAGTAGATGGAATTAAAAGTGATGATGCAATCACTGAAGCTCTTCCTGTTCTTAAAGCTATTGATAATGACTTAAATACCTTAAGCTTAGATGATGAATGGGACATTGATGTTAAAGATTATATTGTAGAAGAACAAGAAGAAATTGTTACACCACCCTTACCTCAAGCAGTCACATCAGCTCAACCTAATCCACAAACCATCACGCAGGGCCAAGCAATGCAAGGGGCTCAAACTAATTTATTACAAAGTGGATTGACACCAACGGAAGAAGCTTATTTAAGTAATGAAGAAAAAATAATGAGAAGAAAACAAAGAGGTATAATAACCTAATGGATATCAAACCTAAAACTACACGAGAGCATATTATATCCCTATATGGTCATATTAAAGGATTGAAGAAATCACAGTATCATATGCATAATGGAATTCATGAATTGGGTGGCAAGATAGACAAGATCTATTGGGTATTATTAGGCACGGTGGGGGCTGTGTCCTTAGTTCTTTTGGAAAGAGTGCTGGATATCAAGGGTATTATTTTTTAATTGTAAATTTTCATTTACAAATTCTTTACATACTTTACAAAAAATCTTAATTTTTTTATTGCACGTTGACTATAAGTAAATTAGTAGTCAATTATGGAAAAGCCAATGATAGGAACTGTAACTACTAACTGCGTCGTGCATGACGATACGCATGACTGGGGTGGTTAAATCCAGGCTTTTAATTCTTCGCCCATAATTTCTGTAGCAATATTTACTTTTTTTCTTAAAGCTTTTACAATTCTATCATCAACTGTATCTTCAGAAATTAAATCAATATAAGTCATAGGTTTTGTTTGACCGATTCTATCTATTCGGGCTTCTGATTGCTGACGTTTTTCTAAATCATACCCATTAGAAAAATAAATCATAGTACTCGCAGCTGTTAAAGTGATTCCATAACCACCGGTCTGCGTAGTACCTACAAAAAATCTGCACTTAGAATCTTCTTGAAATTTTTTAATGTTACGTTGTCTTTCATTATCTGGAGTTAAACCATAATAATCTACTACTGATCCTTCTCCATATTCTTTTACTAATGCTTTTATAATTCTTTGAACATCTTTTTGGTAATGAGACCATATAACCACTTTGCCTTCTACTTCATCTATTAAATCCATCAACTCATCTATTCTATTAGAGGGCAACTCTTGAATGCTTCCATCATCAGCAGTGAAATGACCACAAGTAATTTGATGCAAACGCATCAATTGAACAATAACCGTGTTCGTGGAAACAACTTTTCCATTAAGCATAGCAATGGCACTTTCTTTCATTTGTTTATAAACTCTATGCTGATCTGGAGTAAGACTTACAATTCGTTTCATAAATGTTTTCTTTGGTAAATCTAAACAGTCATCTTTTAAACATCTATAAGAAAAAGGTTTTAATTTTTCCGTGAGTTCTCCTAAGTGTCGGTAGCCTACTACAATATTAATAGAACGTGATCCAATATTAATACTTTTCATAACAGCATATCGGGAACGAAACGTATAAAAAGAATCATGCCCCAGGAGCCAAGGATCAAGAAATTGGCATTGAGAAAATAAATCAATGGGAGATTTAGTAATGGGAGAACCCGTTAAGATTCTTCTATACTTCGAATAAGGTCTTAACTTTAAAATATTTTTAGTTCGTTTAGCATTATGGGTCTTAATGGTAGTAGATTCATCAACAGCTATCATGGCTTTATGTGAAGCTAAAAATTTATACGCAAACTCAAAGCCCTTACTATAAGAAAAAGCTTCAACATTCATAATGAGAATATTAAAATCGGTTCCGGTTTTAAATACACTGTGTAATTTTTTTCTATATTCAGATGAATTATCTGAGGTTTTCCACAGGACTACATTTTTTTCAATGTGGTCAGCCATGTGGATAGGGATTTCATTTTCATACCAGGTTTTATAAACACCTTTAGGTGCAATCAAAAGGAGCCCATTTATCAACCCCTTATCATAAAGCATCGCTGCATTATCTATTAATACCTTGGATTTACCTGTACCCATTTCCATGAAATAGGCAAAGACTTCTTTATCCCAAGACATTTTTAATGCCTTTAATTGATGCTCATATGGCTTCGTTTTAAATTTATAAAACATATTTACTTTTACTTTCTAAAAATGTATATATAGTATGGAAAGCAAAAAGTCAAGATGAATACATACGAACCTAAAAGAACCGTCACAAATAAAGTATATTTAATCCAAGAGATACCGGGAACTACTCAAGGTCAACCTAAATATAATATTTTAGGCGCACAGAAATATGGCGACATTGTGACTTTATTACCTGAATATTCTCAAATGATATTATCCCCAGGCCCCTTAATACATAAACTTAGAACTCTTCTAAAGAACATTACATCTGAGGATTATCTTTTATTATCAGGGGATCCAGCTATTATTGGTGTAACATGTTCAGTGGTTGCCGATCTTACCAATGGAAAATATAAGCTATTAAAATGGGATCGTCAGGAAAAAACTTATTATCCTATAGAAGTCGATATTTATAAAAAATAAGATTGACAATTAAAATCCTCTAGTATATACTGTCTTTTATAAACTAAGATTAAATTAATAAATAAACATAGGAAAGAACATGAGTATAAATTTAAGACAAGATGCCCCATCACAAAGTGACGTGATTAATCCAGAAGAATTATCTGTAGAACTAGAGAAACTTTTGACGATTCAAAAAAATATTGAACAAAAAGAACAAGAAACCAAAGAACTTAAAGAGGATGAAAAAATTCAATCGGGAATTGTAATTCCTCAAATAATGGAACGAATGAATTTAAGTACTTTAAAACTTAAAGATGGTTCAGAAGTTTCTGTTAAAAAAATTTTTGGTGCTTCAATTAAAGCTGATAAAAAAGTTGAAGCAATTAACTGGCTTCGAACAAACGAACTAGGCGATATTGTGAAAAATGAAGTAACAGTAACGTTTGGTAAGGGCGAAGATAACAAGGCGCAGCAATATGCTACCCTTGCGAGGGGGCAGGGCTATGAACCTCAACAAAAAGTTGGAGTGCACCCTGCAACTCTCAGATTAGTTTTGGAAGAACGTAAATCAAATAGTAAAGATATTCCGGAGGAATTTTTTAATACATTTGAAGGTGCGCAAACCAAAATTAAAGGTAAAAAATAGACTACTAAACTAATAAACTAACAAAGGAGTAAATATGAATAGTCTAGTCGAAAAGAAAAACAGTGGTTCTCTTGCTGTAGTTAATCTAAGAGAAGACTCAAGAAAAGGATCTGAGGAAATAAAACAAGAGGATGTATCAACACCTCTTTTAAAAATTCTTCATCAACTTTCTCCTGAGTGTAATGAAAGAGATCCTAAATATGTAAAGGACTCTAAACCAGGAATGATCTACGCTAGTTCACTTGGCAAACTGATAGATGGGGAAAAGGATGGGCTTAATATAGTAATTGCTCATGCTCACACTAGATATCCAGAATGGCAAGAGAGAGGCGATAGTGCTTCTGCTCCAGTTGGAACGCATATTAATATTCCAGGAGATGCAGTAGAAGAACGTAATGGTAGATACAGATTACCTAATGGTAACTATGTAGAAAAGACAGCATATTTCTATGTAATTATTGTAATGGGTAGTGAGTATAGACCTGCTGTTATTCCTATGAGGTCATCAAATCTTTCTCCAGCGAGAGAGTTAAATAATTTGATAACCAATTTAAGAGTGACTGATAGTAAAGGTACCTTTCAACCAGCTTCTTATTCAGCATTGTTCAACTTAAAAACAGTTGGCAAAACTGCAGGAAGTAAAAGTTGGCATGTGTATAGACCATCTAAAGTGAAGATGCTAAACACAGAGGTTCAAGCAGAAGCAGACTTGTATAGAGCTGCATCCGAGTTACAGAAATCTGTAGCTAAAGGAACGGCTAAACCTAAATACGATAAACCTCAGTCCACTGAAGGAATTGTCTAATTCTCGAAAGAGAGTGGTTGCAACAAGGGCGCTGAAGCGAGAGTGGAAGCGCCCTAAAACTTATGAGAGAATTTATAAAATATTTTACAGGCTTAAAACGTAACTATGGTTATTGCAATGTTAATAAAGGATACAAAGATGAATCAGGGAAAATTAGATTTGATGCAAAAGATTATGGTTGGGCGAAGCGTCCAATAAATGATCAAGATTATATTGATCATTTAGAAGGAAAAAAATCAATAGGAATTCAACCGTGTGATGATAAAGGTTTAGCTATCTTTGGGGCCATCGATATTGATCCAAAAAATTATACAGATTTTAGTCCAGAAAAATATTTAAAAATAATTGAGACAAAAGAATTACCCGTCATCCCAGTTAAATCTAAAAGTGGGGGACTTCATATTTATGTATTTACCAAAGACAGAGTAAAAGCCAGTGAGATTAGAGAATTTTTAGAAAAATTATTATTTGTTTTTGGCCTTCCAGCTAAAACAGAAATCTATCCTAAACAAACTTCATTAGAAACTACAGAAGGAAAAAGGTCTTCCGGTAATTTTATTAACATTCCTTATTATAATAAGAACGATAGAGTGGCAGTCGATACCACCAATCAAGAAATTGGCTTTGATACCTTTATGAAAGCAATTGAATTAAATGCTCAGACATCGGAAACTTTAAAAAATTTTGGAGTAACCCTTATAGAAAAAGCTTTAAAAGAAGAATCCCAGGAATTTAAAGAAGGTCCTCCATGTTTAGGAATTATTTGTGGTGGACTAGAAAAAAATAATACCAAACTAAAGGATGAAAGAGATAGATTTTTATATAATTATATGGTGTTCGCCAAGAAAAAATACCCAGATACCTGGGAAGAAAAAGTATTAGAAGGAGCCAGGAAGTATATTCAATACGATAAAATATGGGGGGATAGTAAGGTTGAAAAGAAAATAAAAAGTTGGAAAGGAGATACGGCTGGATACACTTGTTATGAAGACCCTATTCAGGGTCATTGTGTTAAGCCAACATGTTTACGTAGAAAATATGGAATCGGAAAACAATTAAATTCAGAGTGGCCAGAAATTATAAGTGTTACTAAAATAGATTATCGTCCTAATCCGAAATATGATTTGAGTGTTAAACTTCCAACTGGAAAAATAAAATTAGTCCGAGCAAAACATGTAAAACAAATTATAGAACAAAGAGAATTAAAAGCTTTAATCGCTGAACATACTCCAATAGTTCCTCCCCCTATTAAAGCAAGAGATTTTCAGGATATAGTAAGCTCTCTGTGGGCAGAAATGAATGTGGAAATACCTGATCCAGCTTCTCAACCGGTGGGAATTTTATTCAGATTAACTAGAGATTATTTAAATGACGTACGAGCAACCACTTATAATTCTTTTAAAAGTGGAGGAGTCTTCGTCGAAGATGAAAAAGCTTATTTTGTTTTTAATAAATATTATGAAGAACTTAAACGACATGAATGGAAAGTGGATGAAGCTGAAACACGTACAATGGTCTATGAAATATTTAAAGGAAAAGCTACACAAAAAAGAATTAAAGATTCTAATCCCGTAAGATGTGTCGCAGTCGATATGGAACAATTTTTAGAAGATGAGCCTCCTATAGAAATTTTAGAATTCGAAGATAAAGATGACATCGTATAAATTTTATGGACCTCCAGGTACAGGTAAAACTCATAGATTAATTAGTCGGGTTAAGGCTTATGTTCGAACTGGAGTTCCTCTCCATAAGATTGGATACTTTGCTTTTACAAGAAAAGCAGCCAAAGAAGCACGAGAAAGAATTGGAGAAGATGAGAAAAAAATTCCTTACTTTCAAACATTTCATTCTTTTGCTTATCATCAATTAAATTTGCAGGAAGAAAATATTATGCAACCCTATCACTATGAAGATTTAGGTAAACGATTAGGGATTAGAGTGAACTATGTTGATAAATTTAATGATGAAGAAACTCATTTTTTAAATCATAAAGACCCTTATTTTCAAATCATTGGAAAATCAATGAATAGAGATAGTATTCTTCGAGAGGAATTTGACAGAAATGATCATGATAGAAAGATTATTAATTGGGGAACCCTAAAACATATTTATGATAACTATATTAAATATAAAAATAAAAGCCGACTCCATGATTTCAATGACATTATAAAACAAGTTATAGCTAAAGAAGATAAACTTCCCACCTTTAAAGCCATCTTTATAGATGAAGCGCAGGACCTTTCCCCCCTTCAATGGAAACTCTATGATGTTTTAAAAAAACGTACGGAGAATATATATTTAGCTGGAGATGATGATCAAGCTATCTTTGCCTGGGCTGGAGCTGACGTCAAAAGATTTATTAAAGAACAAGTAGATAAAGAAACAGTATTAAAATATTCTAAAAGAATTTCTAAAAGTGTCCAGGAACAATCGGAACTTCCCGTGAGTCGAATATCAGGCATCAGGAAACACAAAGTTTATCTCCCCCGAAATCAAGAAGGCTCTTCACAATATATTACCGAACTTAACCAAGTAGATTTAACTCAAGGGAAATGGTTGATTTTAACCAGAAGAAAAGATACTTTGCTGCAATTGATGAAAGAATTAAATAAAAGAAATTTATATTTTGAAACTAAAAAAGGAAAAAGTTTTAAGGTACGTCTATATAAAGCAGCTGTTAATTATACTAAGTGGACAATGAATGAATTACTCGAGGCTAAGGAAATTACAGATATTCAAGATTTTATTCCAGGTACTAAGTGGGATAATAAAAAACCTTGGTACGAAGTTTTCACTAAAGCTTCCGATAAAGAAGTTACTTATATACGAAGTATGTTAGAAAATAATGAAAGACTAAGTGAACCGGCTAGAATTTTTTTATCCACTATTCATGCCATCAAAGGAGGAGAAGAAGATAATGTAATTTTAAGTTTAGAGTTGGGAGATAAAATAATTAAATCTATGAAACGAAGTAAAGATCGAGCAGATGAAGAACATCGGGTATGGTATGTAGGTATAACACGAGCCAGAAATAATTTATATAAATTAAAAGCAAAAATAAATAGGAAAGGATACCCATTATGAGCAGTAAAGTCTGGGATAAACAACACGGAGGATCCCATTATCAGAAATATAAAATTCAACCAAGCAAGTTTGTGGTGGAGAATGAGTTGCTTTATCCTGAGGGATGCGCTATAAAATATATTATTCGCCATCGCGATAAAAATAAAAAGGAAGACTTATTGAAAGCCATACATTTTATAGAAATGATTATTGAAAGAGATTATCCAGACACAGTTAGCTTTGATGAAGATGCCCTTAAAGATAAAGATAACTCATGGGGGATAATAACTAAATGAAATGTTTTTATTGTAATGCCGACGTTAGATGGAACAATGATTTTGATACAGAGGATACTCGTCCAGATTCAGATCATGATATTGTAAGTATGTATAACTGCGATAAATGTGATACTTGGTATGAAGTATTTCATCAAAAGAAAAAAACTTCTGGGAAAAGTAAATGATATTACCTTCTACGGAATGGGTTGCTCATACCGAGCATCCTGATTTACGATCATTTGATGAAATTGCAATCGATTTAGAAACTCGAGATCCTTCTTTAAAATCAAAGGGTTCCGGCGTTTTAAGAAATGAAGGAGAAGTAGTAGGAATTGCTGTAGCTGTTTCAACTGGGTCGTGGTATTTTCCCATAGCTCATAAAGAAGGACCCAACTCTAATAGGAAAAAAACTTTAGAATGGTTTAAAGACATCTTAGAATGTCCAGCCACAAAAATATTTCACAACGCCATGTATGACGTGTGTTGGATAAAAAAGTTAGGTTTAAAAATCAATGGTTTAATAGTGGATACCATGATCGCTGCTTCCTTATTAGATGAAAATAGATTTTCATATACCCTTAATACTTTATCCTGGCATCATTTGAATAAGGGAAAAAGTGAAAAGGCTTTAATAGCAGCAGCAAAAGAAAGAGGACTCGATGCAAAAAAAGATATGTGGCAACTTCCAGCGATGGAAGTAGGAGCTTATGCAGAAAAAGATGCTGAACTAACTTTACAGTTATGGCAAAAATTAAAAAAACAAATTATAGAAGAGGACTTACAGAATATTTTTAATCTGGAAACTGATCTTTTTCCTTGTCTGGTTGACATGAAATTTCTCGGAGTGAGAGTGGACGTTCAAAGAGCTCATGAATTGAAGCGACAACTAACATTACAAGAAGAAATGTTACTCCACAAAGTAAAAACAGAAACAGGAATAGATGTTCAATTATGGGCAGCAGCATCGATTGCCAAAGTTTTTGACAAACTCCACCTACCTTATGACCGTACTGAAAAGACAAACTCTCCTTCATTTACTAAAAATTTTCTTTCGACTTGTGAACATCCGTTAGTCAAGATGATAGCAGAGGCTAGAAAAATAAACAAGGTTAATACTACCTTTATTGATACCATTTTAGAACATGAATATGGAGGAAGAATACATGCAGATATAAATCAGATTCGCTCGGACGAAGGGGGAACTGTAACTGGAAGATTCAGTTATTCTAATCCGAATCTACAGCAAATTCCTGCCCGTGATCCAGACACCGGACCTCTAATCCGATCTCTCTTTCTTCCAGAATCAGGTTGCCAGTGGGGTTGTTTTGATTACTCGCAACAAGAACCAAGATTGGTAGCACACTACGCATTAAAATTTAAATTAGCTTCTGTTAATCCTATTGCCGATTCTTATGATAGTGATCCCAGCACAGACTTTCATAAGATTGTAGCTGATATGGCAGAGATACCTAGAAACCAAGCTAAGGTTATTAATCTAGGATTGTTTTATGGAATGGGGAAGGCCAAACTTCAAGCAGAACTTGGTGTAAGTAAAGATAAAGCGAATGAATTATTTAATCAGTATCATACTAAAGTTCCTTTTGTAAAACAATTAATGAATCAAATCATGAATATTTCTCAGGACAAAGGAATAATAAAAACTTTATTAGAAAGAAGATGTAGATTTCCTAAGTATGAACCTATCCTAAGAGGAAACGATTGGGGTAAGTATGTTCCAGCCGAAGACCATGAGAGAATGTTGGAACTGCAAGAGATGGGCGAATTTTTAAAAGACGAAGAGGGAAAAATTTTAAAAGACAAAGATAACAAACCCCGAAAAAATTATTGGCATAAAAATAGTTTCCGAAGAGCATTTACATACAAAGCTCTTAATAAATTAATTCAAGGTTCAGCTGCAGACATGACTAAGAAAGCTATGTTGGATTTATATAAAGCTGGTATAACTCCTCACATACAAGTTCATGATGAATTGGATATCTCAGTTAAAGATGATAACCAGGCCAAAGAAATAATTAAAATTATGACTAAAGCAGTTGATCTTGAAGTTCCCAATAAAGTAGACTATGAATCGGGTCCCAATTGGGGGTCAATAAAATGACCTATAGTTTTAAAAACCATAATAGGGGAGACGTCACAAATTTAATTATGGCTATCAATACCATAGGAAAAGATTTAGTGGGTTTAGAGTTGGGAGTTTTGCAGGGGGAAAGTTTCATGACTATTCTTCACAACTGCAGTATAAAAAAATTATATGGTGTAGATCATTGGAAAGGATATTCCGATTATCTTAGCGCAGCACCCACTGGAAAGCCTGTGTACACTGTATCTCCTGAACAGTCGGAATATAATAAACTAACTGCTCTTCATAGAATTAAATATTCGGGGATGAAAGATAAGGTTACCATAATTGAAGCAGATTCCCTAGAAGCTGTAAAACAAATACCAGATAAAAGTTTAGATTTTATATTTTTTGATGCCATGATGAACGAAGACCAAACTTATACAGAAGCTTTAGCTTATTATCCTAAAATAAAATCGGGAGGATATTTTATGGGGGATGATGCTTTTTGTCATCAACAAGTCATTATGCCTTTGACCCGAGTATTAAAATACTATAAAAACATCAATCCTATTATTATCTATGGGCGTTGTTTTATGTTTAAAATATAGATATAATAAAACAAAACGGAGGAAACTATGGAAAACATAAAAGTGAAACTTCAACAATGGTCTCTATTATATAGAGAATATATTGTTGGTTTTATCGTTGGTCTAATTGTAGGCGCCATTATATTCTAATGAATTATCATGGCTTACCTGAATGCGAACATCCCTGTGACTTATGCACAGATCAGGAGAGAATATCTCTATGATCTTAAGAAGCATCACGGGGAAGTTGAAGACTGCATTATCTTTGGGTTGGCAAGTATTACAGGACGTCCGATCCTCTTTCATGCTATTATGGAAAACGGTGCTGTGTTCTATCGTTTACCTATTTCAGCCTTCATACAAAGGGGATTTGACGTCAAAGAAGTTCCTAGGATGCGACTGGACGAGTTGGAGCTTTGGAATTGTTTTAGTTACTATCCTGCTGTTACTTCTTATGACATCTTAGATGCCCAATCAGGGAAATTTTTTGGAAAAGATAAAAAACTCCACCCAGGAGCGTATCTTTTTACTGTTGACTGGGCCCACCCAGAGAGTAATATAATAGATACAGATCATTCTGAGATTCCACACGAACATAAGTGTGCACATATATTAGCCTTAGATAATGGTAATTATGCAGCTCAACCTAATAATAGAATTCTTTGGGACATACCATCGTTCACAGTAAAAAACGAAGTTCCCGATTGGAAGGTTCAGACTTCAGAATGGAATGTAGAAGATACGCGTAAATGGAGAACTGAAGATACAGATAATTTCTTTTACGAAATTGAGGAGAAGAAAAATGATTAAATGTAAACAATGTGGACATGATTGCCATTGTGATCCAGACTCTTGTAAGGATGGATGCATATGTGTAGATTGTAATTGTAAAAAAAATAAACAGGAGCAACCAGTGAAAAAAACTATTTGGAAAAAATTTGTAGATTGGTTATTTGCGTGGCAAAAATGATAAATGACAAAATTATCGCCACACTCCTTACTATTCTCCTTGCTCTTGGAGGATGGACGCTTTCACGCACCTTCTCCCTCTCCCAAGATATGGTCCTTATCAAGGAAAAAGTATCACAATTGGAGGAAAAAATTGATAGCAAGTTTAAAAAGAAAAAGAAGAAAAAAAAGAAAGCCAACTGAAAAAGCAATACAGGCTTTGATAATTGGCCTAGTGTTGGCTCTGGTACTTTTAGCTGGATGTAATTACAAAATGGTTCCATCCGAAACAAAAATAGAGTATGGTACCACAGAAACAGACTCTAAGAATAATAAGCTGCAGCAAAAGCAGTCTATTACTCAGACCTGGAAATGGAAACAACAATGATTGAAAAATTAATGACAATGCTAGTGGGAATTTTGTTGGCGTTAGCCGGATGGAGTCTTTCTAGAACTTTTGAACTTTCTACTATCCAGGCAGTGCATGAAGATAAAGTACAGAGAATTCAAGCACAAGTTTTAAAACTAGAAGATCAGATGGATAAAATGATGGACTCTGATGAAGAGATCATGGACCAACATAAAAAATTATTTGAAGCTCTAGAATCAAATCAACCTTCAACAGGATATAGTTATAACTAATGAAAAAATTATTATTAATCTTATCCTTACTTGCATTCACTTCCTGCGTTGCAGTGGGACCAAAATGTACTTACACACAAGAAGGAACAAAAATTGAGTCTTGGGTTTGGGTTTTTCATGGTGGAAAACCGGCTGATGTAGACAAAATGAATTGTAACTAATTATGGAACTAGCAAAAGCAAGAAGCACTGAAGAAATTATTAAAGACATTAAAGCTACTTTAGAATCTAAAGTAAAAGATAATGTGGCAGTTCATGGAGGAGAGATTAATTTTCTTTCTTATGAAAAAGGTATTGTAAGACTACAAATGGCTGGAGCGTGTTCAGGCTGTGCCATGAGTAAAAAAACTCTTCAAGAAGGTGTAGAAAGATTACTTACTCACTATGTTCCTGAAGTAATAGGTTTATTAAGTGAAGATGATCATGAAGCCAAACACAAAGGTTACACACCTTATTTTCCAAAGGAATTAAATGTCTAATAAACCCTTATCAATTTCAGACGAAGCAAAAGTTCAAATGCCGATGAAAACGGTAGCCTCACTGATCGCGATGGTCGCGATTGGAACCTGGGCATATTTCGGAATCATTGAGTCGCAAAATCGGATGGAGACAACTCTAAAATTAATGGAAACCGATGTGGTCGAAAATACGGAATTCCGTATCAAGTGGCCGAGGGGGCAACTGTAGGCAGTCTTCCGGCTGACTCAGAACAATTTATGATGATCGAGGATCTTTACAAGACCACCGACAAATTAATTAAACATATTGAGTCTATGGCTTTGAATAAAGTCAACATAGAATTTTTAACAAAACAAATGGAAAAAGTTTTAGAAGATATTGAAGAATTAAAAGATGCTAGTAGAGATATGCATTATAAAAATGGAAACAAGGAGATATTTTGACCGAGGTTGTTTTTGCCCTACTGATGTTTATAAACGGAGAAATTAAGGAACACCGTATCCAACCCTCGATGGGAATGTGCCTTCGTGGGAAACGTGAAGCAGAGAGAACCTACAGTGAAACTGTATCTTATAAATGCATTAAGACTAAGGCTGAAACTGAGATATATATGGGCGAAAAAAGTATTAAAAAAATAATCCTTGAATAAAAAGAAGAGAAAGAATAAAAAGACAAATCCAATAGCCAGATGGTTAAGATTAAGACGGTATAGGATGCTTGTAATGAAAAACAAGAAAAAGTATAATAGAAAGAAAATAAAAAATGATTTTAGTAGGGATAGGGAAAGCTAATCATGACGAAAGTATTGCAGCCTGGATTGATGGTAAGGTTAAATATTTAAAACATGAAAGAGACTCAAATATAAAACATAATCAAGCCCCTGAAAAATGGTATTATGAAACTCTTCTTCGATGGGGAATAAATTTAAAAGATATAAAACGTCTGTATTATACAGATAGTGGAAGAATGGGAACGCGTTTTCCCTTAAATGGCAAATTAAGCCAAACCACCTATGCTCCTACGCCTTATTCTCCTGATAATTTTATCGAAATTTGTGTTGATCATCATTTAGCTCACGCC